TTTCTGGTCGGCGTACCAGTGGACGACGATCCTGTCCTTGAGTTCGCCCTTGCCGAGGCAGATCAGGTGGTTGATCGGATGCGAGGCGAGGGTCGCGTCGAAGTCGATAAGGTCGGAGTCGATGAGGTCGCCGGCGGCCGTGATCGGCGGCGCGTCGACTGTCACGCCGTTCTGCGCTGCGGTGATGCGCAGCCGCAATCCTGATGCGCGCAGCATCTTGGACAGGCCGCTCCACGCGTCGCAGTACCGGTCGAACTGCCAGTTTGCGGTTTTGGACGTGCCTTCCGTGACGGTGATGATGTCCTGCAGTCCGATACGGGAGATCACCGTGCGCAGGAGCATGCCGATCGTGCCGCTCATGGTCAGGTAGTCCCTGCCCTTGTCGGGTTCGAGGATCTTCGAGGCGAGCAGGCCGTGCCAGTCGCGACCGTGGTAGTTGAGCTCGCCCTCGCCGCCGGTGACGCTGGTCTTCACGTCGTCGACGATGCCGCCCCAGCCGGTGCCGTCGACCCACCATCGGCAGCCTGGTTCCAGGCATGCCGGGCATCGGAGGTCGAAGTCGTTCTCCCCCGACCCGTATGCCAGGTCAAGCGTCCATGAGGCGTACGAGCCGGACGGCGTGCCGGCCGCGTCGGTGACGATCAGGTCCATGGAGGTTCGCTCCTCTCCTCGATGACGGTCAAGTCGAATTCGAATCCGCCAGCCCAGCTGATCGTGCTCATGCCGGGCGGCAGCGGTTCAAAGATGTAGGTTCCGGATCCGCGTCCGGTGCCTCGCACTGCCTTGGCGAAGAGGTTCGTGCGCAGGCCGGTGTCCGAGAGCATCGTGACGGTTCTGCTATCGGAGGCCGCGTCAATCTCGAGGCGGCTTCCGTCCGGTATGGTCGCGTCGACCTCGTACCGGTTCGTGCCGATGATGATGTACGGGTTGACGCACGGGCCGAAGATCGTGAGCTTCACCGGCTGCGGCATGCCGCTCGCGTTGGCCACGGTGCCCAGAATGCTCATGCCGCCGTAGTCGTGCGGATAGTCATGCGGATAGTCAAGTCCGCTGCCGGCGTCGGTTCGCGGATCGTGATGCGTGGTAATCTCCCTCCGCCATACACCGTCCAGGAGCGCGACGGCAAGCTGCGTCTCGACCATCGTGGGCGTGATGGACTGCGGCTCGCTTTTCGGGATCCACGCCCTGGTCTCCCATTCGCCGTCGGCCACGAGGGTGCCTGGCGCGCCGGCTGCCATGTCGGCGTCGGCGAGGCGGCGCAGCAGGTCGAGCGTGGCCGGCGAATCATGGATCCTCACCGTGACGTTCGTTTCGCGTGTCTTGCGGGTGATGCCGGTCAGGCCGCGTGCGCCGATGCTGTAGTCCCAGACGCGGCCGCGCAGTCCGGCGAGCGTTTCGCCGTACAGAGGCCCTTCGAAGCCGATTCGCTCGCCGGTCGCGGAGCACACGTATTCAAGCGATTGCACTTCTCACCTTCCTTGCGAAGTCGCGGTCCCCTATCGTCGGCGTACACCTGGCGATGATCGATCCGAGGTCGTCGTGCAGCGATTCGACGGCCGCGATGAGTTCCCGCAGATCGCCGTCGCCGGCATTGGCGCCGGTGCCGGCCGTGACGTTCAGCCTGCCGGTCTTCGACCAGTCCGCGTCGGAGAGGCTCATCGTGGAGACGAGCGAATCCATGGAACGGCTGACCACATGCGCGGAATCGTCGATGCCCAACGCCATGCCACGTCCGACCATCACGCCGACCTCGTCGCGGAACACGCGCGACGGGGAATGGATGCCCAAAGCGTTCTTGGCCTTGTCCACCAAGCCCGACAACGCGTTGGTGATGCTGGAATACAACGAGCCGACCATTCCCGTGATGCCGTTGATCAATCCCTGGATAATGTTGCGGCCGGCGCTGACGAGCCAGCTTCCCGCGCCGGACACCGCGCTCCGGACAGTTCCGCCGATCCCGCTCACGACGCTCCCGACACGGCCAACCATGTTGCTTACGGTGCCGACGATGCCGCCCCAGACGCTCGACACAATGCTTCCGACGCCATTCCACAATGCAGTCCACACGCTTCGGATGGTCGAGCATGCGGCGGATACCACTCCGCTGACCATGCCGACTCCCGCGGAAACGACACCTTGGATGCCGCCCCACACTGCCGACACGATGCCCTGGATGGCCGACCACGCGGCGCTCCAGTTCCCGTTGACGACCGCGAGCGCCAGTTGGATGATGCCTTGGATGACGGCGAGTGCGGTGCTGATGACTGTGGCGATGATGGTCCATGCGCCTTGTACGACGGTGGATATGGTGTTCCATAGTCCGTTCCAGACCGTGCTGATGATGGTGGCGGCGGTTTGGAAGATGGTTTGGATGTTCTGTATTCCGGCTTGCAGGAGTGGTGTGATGGTGGTGATGAATGTTTGGATGCCGGTGATGATCGCGGTGAGTGCGGTCATGATGATGGGGCCGATTGCGTTCCAGACGTTTTGGAGGACGGTGGTGATGAGTGTCCATCCGGTTTGCCAGATTTGTTGGATTTGGCTCATGGTCTGGGTGATGAATATGGCGATGGCTTGCAGGATTGGCTGGCATGCGGTGCTGATCTGGTTCCAGATTCCCGTGAACCATGTGGCGAAGCTGTTCCAGAGTCGTTTGCCCGTTTCGGTTTGGGTGAAGAACCATGTCAGTGCGGCCACGACCGCGCCGATGGCTACGACAAGCATGCCGATCGGATTCGCATCCAAGGCAGCGCTGAATGCCAGCTGCACGGCGGTAGCAGCCTTGGTCACCGCGCTCCACGCCGATTGAGCTGCCTTGACAATATTGAACGAGCCGGCGAGTTGCTTCAGTGCTCCAGCCGTGCTTCCCGCGTCGGAGATCTTGCCAATCAAATCGAACGTGGCCGTAGCGGTCTTCTCCACGCCGGAGGCGGTCGCGGAAATGGCCTTCAACCCACTGGAAACCGTTTTCAGTCCGGCCGAGACGATGTCCCAGCCCTTGACGGCGAGCAATGCGACGGCGATGGCTTTCAACGCGCCGGATACCAGTGCGCCGTTCTGCTGCGCCCACTGTCCGACCGACTGCAGCCAGCCGCCCACGGTCATGAGCACGCCGGTCAAAGTGTTCAACAGTCCGGCGAAGCTCTGCGCCGCGGAACTGGCGGTGCGCGCGCTGTCGTTGAAGCCGAAGGCCTGCGAGACCGCGGCCGCCAATCCGGAAACCAGCGAGCCCAATCCGGAGATGACGCCGGTCAGGCTTTCAAGGAACGGCTGCAACGCGCCCGTCTCGATGAACGTGTTGACGAACGTCTTCGCCCATCCCGCCGCGTTCGACAACGCCTGCGCGACCGAAGCGACCACTCCCGCGAGCGCGCCGGCGGTTGTGGAGAACATTGTGGCGGCTTCGCCGCCATTGTTGAGTCCGCCTATGAGTGATGTGATTGCGTTCCAGAGGCCAGTGAGTTGGCTTTTGAGGCTGGCCGTCGCCGAGGCGAGCATCTGGAAGCCGGGGATGTTGGCTAGTGTGTCGCTGAGGTTTTTGAGTTTCGCCTGTGTGGCGGGTATCGCGTTCTCGAGGCCTTGTTGGAGTGCCGCTCCGACTTTTTGCAGGGTTGGTGTGACGGCTGCGGTGAATGTGTCGATGAGTGGGATGGCTTGGTTGAACAGGCCGCGTAAGCCGTCGAGGACTGGTGTGGCGGCTGTTTCTCCGAGTCGGCTCAACGCGGCTTTCACGTTGGCCAGGGCGCCGGTGAATGTGGTGCCTGCGGATAGTGCGGCTCCGCCTAGGCCTTCCTGCATGGCGTCGGCGAAGGTTTGGAAGTCGATTTTGCCGTCCGAGACCATGTCGGACACTTCGGCGCTGGTCTTGTTCAGGTGCTTGCCGAGCATTTGGAGGACTGGGATGCCGCTCGACATGAGCTGGAGCATGTCGTCGCCCTGGAGTTTGCCTCGGGCGGCGACGGAACCGAAGATCGTGCCGATGTCGGTGAGGCTTCTGCCGCTGATCTGCGCGGTGTCGGCCACGGTCTTGAGGACCTTGGTGAGCTGGTCGCCTTCCTTGATGCCGGACGCTGACAGGCTGGCCGCGACGGTGGCGGCGTCACCCAGTCCGAAAGCTGTGCCCTTGACGGAGGCGAGCGCGTCGTTCATGATTTCGGTGACGCTCGCGCTGTCGTGGCCGAGGCCTTTGAGTTTGGCTTGCGCGTTCTCGATGTTGAGGGCGCGGGTGAAGCCGCCTTTGGCGGCCAATGCGGTGATGCCGCCGGCGAGGGTGGCGATCGCGCCTGTGCCGACCTTGCCGATTTTGCCGAATGCCCCGCCGATTTTGCCGAATGCCCCGCCGATTTTCGAAATGAGGGTGTTGGAGCTTTTCTTGGAGGCTTTGTTGACGGCGTCGCCGATGTCGCCTTCGATGCTTTTGCCGAATCCTTTGCCGGATGGTTCGACGTGGACGTATGCGACGCCTATGTCCTGTGCTGCCATCGTGTTTCCTTATTCGTAGGTTGGGATTCCGATGGCGGTCGGAGTCAGAGGTCGTCGTTGATGTGGAAGTAGGCTTTGAGCCGTTCCCTGTCCTCGCGTTGACGGCGGGTGAGGTTGTGCGTCGGGGTTGGCGGGCGGAGCGGGTCGTGCTCGTGGTCGAACCATGGGCGTTTCTTTTGCTCGGGAGCGGTCAGCCACATGGCCTGTTCGGCTCCGTCGGGCACGTAGACGGCGTTCTGCAACGCCATCCACGAGTGGCTCGTATGGTCTTTGAGGATTTCGCGGGTCAACGCCCAGGCGAGTCCCCAATCGACTCGTGGACGTTGGCCTTCAACCCATTCCCGGAAGCGTACGGGCCTGTAGATCTGCCCGTACGCTCGGATCCAGTCGTAGGCTAGTGCCGCGCGATTGTTGTTCCAGAGGTGGGCGAGGTAAACGCTTTTGGGTCCAGTCCGGATTCCTCGGCCCACGCCTTGATGGTCGCGGTGAGGTAGGCCATCGGACGTTTGGTCTTGCGCAGCACGTTCCAGAAGTTCGGCTGCATCGTCTGGAAGTAGGCGAGGAACGTGCTCACGCAGGCCGTGATTTCCTCGTCGGACAATGCGGGCTTGCTTTTGACCAGGAGGATGGCCTGGACGAGTTCGATGGGCAGTTCCGCGTTGTTGAGGTTCGGCAGGTCGAGTTTGACGCCGGCGACCTCGAGGTGCACGTCGGGTTTGAGCTCTTCCGCTTCGGTCAGGTCCACGTCCACGACATGGTATTCTTTGTCGCTCATGTTGGCTCCGTTCTAATGGTTGGCGGTTGAATGGGTGTCCCGTGCGGCCGACCGCCATCGGCCGCACGGGAAGAATCAATGGGTCACTTGGCGTCTTCAGTGACGAGGCCCCATGCGTGGAACTGCTCGCCGTTGGCGCCCTTGAGCATCTTGAACGTCATGCTGAAGTTCATGATCTCGCTGGATTTCAGGCTCACGTCGTCACGGTCGCTCACCTTCGCGTTGGTGCCGTACAGGAGGAACGGACGGTCCTGCTGGTCGAGCGCGACCAGCACGAGGATCCACTCCTTCTTCAATCCGGCGCCCTTGATGCTGATGCCGCCGTCCGAATCGACGTCCACGTCGAAGTAGGCCGACACCACATCCTTGCGGCCCTCCATGGCGGCGAGCTGCAGGGTCCAGTAGCCCGGATCCGTGTCGGACAGCACGATGTCGCCGTTGTGGGCCTTGTAGTCGGTGCTGTCGCCCGGTTCCGGATGCAGTACGGCGCCGTCCTCCGTGGAGTAGCCGATAGGCTTCTTGCTTACCGGCGGGGTCCAGGCCACTCCGGTCGGAGCCACGAACGTGCTGTCGCCCTTTGGGAACAGGAACAGCGCGTAGTTCTTGATCAGGCGCACGTTGCCTGCGGTGTTGCCGCTGGACACGTACCCGTAGTCGGTCGCGCCCTGCGCGGCGACGGTGGTTTTTTCATTGTTGTCAGACATTCGTCTGCACCTTTCCGTTCTTCGCGTGTGGCGGCACGTTGTCTTTGGTTGTGTTTCAGTTGACGGTGACCTCGAGCAGGAGCACGCCGTACGCGCACACCAGCCTCTTGTCCTCGTCAGTCATGCGTACCGGCCCGGATTCGAGTGACGCGTCGATGAGCGGCGCGACGTTTCCGAGCCCGATGATCTCCCTCGCGATGTCGGCCCACAGGCGTGCGGCCTTGTCCCAGTCGCCCGTATGGTCCTCTCTCATGCATCGCACGCTCAACCGCAGCCGCACGTACTGCGAGATTGGAGTGCTCATGCCCTGCATGGAGTCGGCCAGAGTGGCTTCGGTGAAGGGCGGTTCGAGGTCGGCTCGTTCGATGGTGTCGAACGTCACGTCCGGGAACAGTGTCCTCAGTTTGGGCAGGAGCAGCGGCTCCGTGCGGCGGGGAGTGACCGGGATGCTCATACGTGCATCCTGCCGAGCGTGTCCTCCAGCGTGCCGTGCGCCTTCTCCACCGGTGCCGGGCAGAGGATGGCCACGCCGCTGCGGTTCTTGCCGTCATGGTCGCGGACCATGCACCGGCTGTCGGTGACGGCCTCGTTGGCCGAGTCACGCATGCGCGAGCGCAGCGTCTCGTTCTTCAGCACCTGTTGGCTGAATGCCTTGCGGTTGAATACGAATCTGCATCGTTTGGCCATGCTTATCCTTTCCGTTCGCCTACGGTGATGACGTCGCCGATGTGGCGTCCGTGGATGTTGTTCCACACTTGCGGTTCGCCTTTGACGGGCAGGAGGATGCCTCTGACTTTGATCAGGTCGGTGGCTTGGATGCCGGATGGTTGGCTACCGCGGATGTGGATCGTGTATTCGATGGTCTGCGGGCTGGCGTTTTCCTCGGTCTGGTCGGTGGTGGAGTTTGGTTCGACCAGCGCCTGGAATGTGCCGACGCGGGCGGGTTTGCCTTGGATGGGGTTGCCGTCCGTGTCGGTGGTGGGCTGGCCGCGCCAGATTTCGATGGTTTCCACTAGGATGTCTCCCCCGTTGCCATGTCGACGCTGAACGCGCGTTGCGCGTTGATGCCGAGGATGCGTTTCTCGTCGTCGCGCAGCCAGAGGTCGCCGGTGGGCGCTCCGAAACTGTATTGTTCGCTGAAGCTGCCGGTGGTCTGGTTCATCTGCGTGATGCCGCCGGGAATGTCGTACGGGTCGGCCTGCATGATTCTGCGGACGATGTCGCAGGTGATCTTCGTCAGCAGGCGTGGCCGTTCTTCGAGGAGCCGCTGCCAGATGGGCGAGCGTTCCTTGATGTAGTCGGTCACGTCCGCGAGATGCGTGTCGGCTTTCTCGCGTTCCTCGTCGGTGAGCTTGTGCCATCTCCGTTCGAGGTCGTCGGAGGTGGCGAACATGTCGGGTTCGTCCGTCATGGTCACTTCTTGTCCGGCAGTTTGACCGCCCCGGCGGATACGAGGCCGGCGATGATGTCGTCGAACTGTTTCGCCAACGTGTTGAACGCGGTGACGAGTTTGTCGAATTCGTCCTTGGTCGGAGTGTCCGCCGCGGCCTCGGCGATGTTGCTGTCGACGTTGCCGATCGCTTGTTCGGGCGCGTACTGCTTAATGCCGCCGAGGGTGTCCTCGCCGGCCGCCGGCAGCTCGTAGGCGCTGGATCCGGCGGAGAAGTCCGTGCCATCCTTGTTGACAAGGCTCACCTGCGCGTCCAACGGTCCGATCGTATGCTTCTTCTTACCTGACGGATTGACCACAAGGGTCTGGATGGGGAAACTCATCGTTCACCTCATTCCGTGGCCTTGAGTACGGCGAACGCCTTCGGATCGATGATCGCGAACGCGTACATCGCCTCGGTGCGGTATGCGATCTGGTTATGGGCCTTCAGGTCCACGCCGGTCTGGTCCGGATCGCCGTAGGCGATGATCTCGCTGGTCAGATCGCGGACCATGCCCCATTTGATGAGGCTGAAATCTCCCATGAACGCGAGCACCTTCGTCGGGGTCTTGGCCAGTCGGCCGTTGACGGTTCCGGAGGTCGCGGCGGTGATGCCGTCCAGGCTGCCGGCCTGCAGGTTCAGCGGGATCTCCGGGTAGAAGCGCATGCCGGTGGAGGGGACGCGCAGCTTGCGCAGGCGGGACGCCCAGGTCTTGGACAGGGCGACACCGTTGATGTCGTAGGAGTCGTTCAGCGCGTCGGCCAAAGCGTCCACGTTGCCGATCTCATCCTCGGTGGCGATCACCTGCACGGCGGACGTGCTCAATGGGCCGAATCCGGAGAGCGCCTCACCGGTCTTGGGGTTGATCGCATGGTAGATCACGTAGTCGAGGGCGCGGCCCAGTGCGGCTGCCTGATCGGCCTGGATGCTGCGGATGATCTGCAGCTGGTTGTCCTCGTCGGCCCACTGGAGTTCGCTGGTGACGCGGGTGGTGGTCTGCACCTTGAAGCGCTTCGCCACGACGGAGTCCACGGTCTGCTCGTAGCTGCTCTTGACCGCGCCTTCGGCCACTACCTCGGCTTCGCTCTTGCCGTTGAACACGAGGTAGTCGGCGTCGGAGAAGATCTGTGGCGTGCTGGGGCTCAGGGACGCGATGGTGCTGGTGTCCTTGGCCTTGTTCACGATTTCGGTGGCCACGCTCACGGGGAGCTTGATCTGGTCTGTTTTCATCGCCATGATGACTTGTCCTTTCGGATGGTTGGGTTATTCGCCTAGGAGCTGGTGGATGTACGAGAGCTCTTCGGCGTCCTTGTTGTTGTTCTGGTGCGATGGAGAGCCCGTCTGGTTCCTCACCTGAGGCGGCTTGGATGCCGGATGCAGCGCCGCGTGCAGGAGGTCCGCATGCGCCTCGAGTTCCTCCTTGGTTCCGCCGCGCAGCAGTTCGGCCGGAACGTCCTTGTCTTTGGCGACTTCGGACACCCATTCCGCGTGCTGCTTCTCGGCCGCGGCGTCGTCGATCTGCTTGCGCAGCGCCGCGTTCGATTCCTTGAGTTTGTCGATTTCGCTCTTTCCGGCGTTCTCCATCTCGTCGAGTTTCATGGCCTTGGACTTGAGCTCGTCGTAGTCCTTGTACTTGCCGCGCTCCTTGGCCAGTCGCTTCTCGACGATCTGGTCGACCTGTTCCTGGGTGAACGACCTCGGCTCACCGCCGTCGCCACCGTCATTGGAACCGCCCTCGTCGCCACCGCCGTCGATGAGACGGATGTGTGCCGGGAATCGGAATCTGATGGACATGCTGCTCTCCTTTGCTGTTTCCCGTGGATTCGAGTTCGACCGCGCCACGGTGCGCTGTATGGTCCTCCCACGCGATACGGCGCATGGTCGCCGCCAACCTGAATGGCTGGCCGAGTGGTGGATGCAGGATTCGCACCTGCGCGGCTGTGAAGCGCCCGAGTTACAGTCGGGTCCATTCGTCTGCTCTGGCAATCCACCGAAATCAATGGTTTTTGGTAAAATAGAAGTACCGGAGGTCCCGTGCAGACTTGAAATAATAGCCTATTCGTGCGGGAGTGCCTCCGGGTTTTTATTGCAGCTCGATTTCTCTCATCCCGTTGTTGTCCAATAGGAACAAACGTCTGATCTTGTTTTTCTTATGCAGCGCGTTATAGCGGGAAAGTTGCGTCACCAGTTTCTCCGGAGCCGAGTATCCAGTGAGATCCACAATGAATGCATCCTTCACGACACCATGCTGCTCGGCTTTGGATACCGCTTTTGAGATGTTCTTCGAAATGGATCCGTAGTCTGGGCGTTTTTGCCGAGATGACTTAACCTCGCACTCAAGGTCTTGCTCAATCCATTTCAAGTCATTCGTCGATTTGTGCCCCAAAGTATCGCGTGGAATCCATTCGTAATGCTGTCCGAGTGACTTGAAATGTTCCAGGAACACGATTTCATGCATCTCAAGGACGTCTGCGTCTACTGGGACGCCAAGCGCCTTCTGCCTTCCATCCCATCCTTTCTTGCTTAATGATTTCTCGTCGCGCATGCCGGTGAAATCATGTTCGACTTTGAAAGACGCACGTTTCTTCGGCATGATCCCGTCGCTCAATTGCTTAGGGAACTTATGACGCATAACGAATGTGACGGCATTCGCGTCGGCCGAATCCAACTTGATTCCGGCTTCCTCGGCGGAGGACTTCCAATTCTTTCCCAATGCGTTGCCGTTGATGGCTTGCACGGCCTGATCGTACATGGCTTTATACTTCGCTTGGTCATAGCCGAAGATCTTGTCCTTGCCCCAGCTGCACACGGGAATGCAACGGCATTTGCCGTTATGGAAAGAGCCGCCGAAGTCCGCGCTTTCCTCACTGGTGTATGCGAATCCTCGGCTGGCGAGCATCACGCAAAATGCACAAGGATTGGAGCCTCGTGGGACGCGTGCCCATCCAGGATGCGTCTCGTCGGCGTCGCGGTTGTTCTGCGTGGTCAATCGTACAGACCTGCTCATCATGTCGGCAATGAACTGCTGCCAGTCGTCCACCGTCTTCAGGTCGGGCCAAAGGTCTTCAACAGTCAGCCCGTTGGCGTTGCCATGCTTCAAATTAGTGTAGTTATGCCCATTCCAATCGGTTCCAGTGAAACCGCCTACCTGACGGTATAGCACTTCATATTCGTCGCAAGTAGATGAGACGTAGGGCGGCATTTTGATGCCGGCGTATTTCTGCCACAGGTTCCTGGTGTCAGTGTAGTACCTGCGTGATCGTTCGGACGCATCGCGGGTGTACCTGAGCACTATGTCTTGTCGTTCCAACGGTTTCGCGGATTCCATCGCGTCGGTGGCGTCGTCTGTCAGATTCTCAAGATCAGTCTCGTAATCCCTATGCAGTTTCTCCAGTTTCTGACGAAGCTGCGCTTTCGCCGGTTCCGGCAGATCCAGATTGTTCAGATCCATCCGTCACCTCCGAGGACGCCGCGCTTCTGTCCATGAGCTGGTCGATGCGTTGTTCCGATTTCTGCCGTTGCTGGTCGGCGCGTAGGCGGGTGATTTCCTCGCGGGTCAGGCCGAGACGTTCGAGTCCGACATCGGAGTCGGCGTAGCCGGTGATCTTGTCGGCGATCTTCGTGAACGCGTCGGCGCGCGCCGCGTCGGAGATTTCCCTTGTGGGCGCCCATACCGGATGCACGTCGCGCATGGAGTCGGGTATCGTGTTCGCGCCTTCGCGCAATGCCACGGCGATGCCCATGGCCCGTTTGAGTTCCCGTCCGAAGGCCACGTTCTGCTTGTCGGCGATGCGCGTCAACCGTCGTTCGGCGGATGCCATGGCCTCGGCGCTGGTCGGATTGTCCAACGTGATGCCCAGATAGTCGACCGGCACTCGGGTCTGCGAGGCGACGAGCATGGCCAAGGTCTTGAGCATGTCCGAATGGGGCGTCATGGACGCCTGCTGCACCTGATGCAGTTGGGGAAGCTCTCCGTTCTCGTCCGCGGTGATCGCGTTGATCGCCTGGATGAGACTCGTCCATGTGTTGCTGCTGAACGCGTCCCTGTTCGCTCCGATGAACCAGAGTTTCGGAACGGAATAGAATTCGGCCGACGCCTCCATGCGGACCACGGTGCGGAATCCGGCGTCGACGAGGCTCATGAGCGAACGGCTGATGCGGCTGTGGCCGAATGGCCGGTCCATCTGCCTGTCGTAGGCGAGCGCGACGGCAGTCGGCTGGTCGAAGTTCGTTTCGTTTTTCTCCGCCCGCCATGGGGTCAGGTGGCCGGAGCATTCGTAGACCTTGCCGGGGAGCCACACGTTGAACGCGCAGATTCGTCCGTCCTTGTCGTCCTCGGTGATGGTCAATGCCGCGGCCAGACGGTGGTTGCGTCGGTCCCAGATTCCAGCGGACCAGTCGGCGGAGCGTGGGATCATGCTGATCCGGTCCGGATTCTCCGGGTCTGCGGCGATGGTCAGGAAGCTGCATGAGTGCTTGTAAGCGGATACGATCAGTTCTGACGTGGCCACGTCCAATTGGTTGTCCTCGAACAGGTCGTTGACGCCCATCGTGTCGTCGCCGGATACGCTGAACCCTTCCAGGTCGCTCAGGTCGCTCAATGATCGGACGGCCAGTTCGGGCCATCCGATCATCGCCTCGACCTTGTTTTTGATCTGGTCGGGGATGGAGATTCCGAAGTCTTTGAATCGTTCCTTGCAGTCGTAGTAGGCTCCGCGGATCAGGTTGCGTGGGTATTTCTCACGCCACACGCGCAACAGTTCGTGGATGATGGGCATGTCCTCGTCGTCGACGCCGAGGATGGTGCCGACGTTTCCGCTTGCGGTGTCGAGGTAGCTGCTGCCGGTGAATTTCGGAGCGACACTTACCGTTGTGCCGTCGGCCATGTAGAACACCATCAGAACATCACCTCCTGTCGTCTTCCCGGATGTCGTTTCGTCGTGAACGCCCCATACAGGGCGAGAGTGGTGGACACGAGCGGCGTGATGTCGACATCGCTGCCGAGTTTGTTCCAGGCGATCGCGCCGGACTGTCCAAGAGGCCGCGTGGTGGCGCCCTTGACGGCTGCGGCCAGCTGCGGCTGGTATTCGTCCCGTGGATGCTTGAGCGTTCCGGCCTTGAGCATGTCGAGGAAGCGTCCGCACGCGCGGCCCATCTCCTGCATGTTCGTCACCGTGACCCTCACATGCGCCTTCTTCAGTTCGGGCAGCAGGCTCATAGCGGGCGACTGCGCGTCGATGACCACGCTGGCGGTCTTCGGCCAATGTTCGGCGAGCCAGTCCACGGCCCACATGGTTCCCGCCTGCCGTGCGTCCTTGATGTTCGCCATCTGGATGACGGCCGAACCGTCCGCGTACCGTAGCGCGGCTCCGATGGTCAGCACGCTCCTGTCCGGAGGCATGTCGATGCCGAAGCTCACGGTTCCCCCATCAGGCACGTCGTCGATGGCCGCGGCCTGCCACAGGTCCGGGCTGATGGCGTACGCGGTGGCGGTCTCATCCCATATGCCAAGCGCCTCGCGACGGAACGAATCCTCGGCAAGGAGATTGCGCATGCGCAGTATCGCCTGTTCGCTGGTGCGTTTCGGATATGACGGGTTCGCTTTCGCCCACGCGGTCCGGTCGTCCAGGTCGCAATCGCGGTCCGCGCCGAGCTCCACGTAGAGCATGCCGTCCGAATTGCCGGACAACGCGGTCGAACGTTTCTCCTCGAAGGCTTCGCACTGGTCTCCCGGCTTCGGCGGGTTGCCCATGAACACGATCAACGGGTTCGGGCTCGTGTTCACGATCGGAATCAGATTGTCCAACGCCTTGATGGTGAGTATCTGAGCCTCGTCGAACACCTCGATGTCCGCCGAATGCAGGCCACGGCCGAAACCGTTCTCACGCGCGCCGAACATGATGCGGCTCCCATTGGTGAAACGGATCTCCTGCTGGCCGTTCGCTCGACGCACGTTCCGCACGTACCTGGACAGTTTCGGATTATGCGTCAGGTCGCACATGTCGGCGAACGTCTCGTCGGAGGTGCGCGTGTGGTGCGCGGTCCAGATGACCAGTGTTCCGGCACGTCCGGCGCACAGGATGAATATCGCCGTGCCGACCGTGAACGTCTTGCCGATCTGCCTGCAGCTGGACAGGACCGCTCCTCCGGATCCGCATGCGTACTTGCCGTCGGCGCGTTTGGCGAACAGGAGGTATAGGAAACCTTTCTGCCAGAGGTCGTAGTGGATTCCGGCCTTGACCGCCGCATTGTTGATCAGTTTGAAATCGCTTGACGTGACGTCTTCCGGCTGCACGAGCCGTTGGGCGATTTCAGACAATCGACGCTCCGACATCCTCCGCCACCTCCGTCACGTCATCGTTCACATCGAACAGGCTGCCGGATTCCTCGGCCATGCGCATCCGTTCGTCGAATTCGGCGAGCTTGCTGCTGATCGACGGCAACGCGTTGGCCGGCGTGGACGGGTCATGCAGAGCCTCGCGCAGTCTGCCGACGATTTCGCGGAGCGTGTCCTCGTGGGAGCCGTCCATCATCCGTTCGAAGTTCTGTTTGTCGAGTTCCGGTTCAGGCTTCCGTTTCGTTTTCGTCGGCTTGGATACGGGCCTATCCGCTTCCGTTTGCGTAGCCCGGTTTTTTTTCCGACGATAGGCGGCTTTCTGGCGGCAGGATTTGGAGCAGTAGCGTTGCGGCCGCCCGTGGCCGGACGGTTGGAATTCCTTGCCGCAGAGTTCGCACTTCATCGGCGCTTCCCTCGCTTTCCGACCTTTCGTTGTTTCCCCTGTTTCCGACGTTTGTATTCCGGGAGGGATATCGGCACTGCACCCGAGGCTACCACAAGGGGGTATGGCCGGGTACCCTGCCCTGGTATCGGAGTCAGATGCCGAACGTTTTGAACGGCATCGAGCTTGATTTGATGTCCTGTTTGCCGGCCAGCAGCGCTCGTGCGTGTTCGTCTGTCTTGTCGCTCTTGAGCCTGTTGCATCTGCGGTGCGTGAGCCTGCAGTTAGTGAAGCTGTATGGATCGCCGCCGCGTGAGACCGGTATGAGTTCGTCTACTTCGGCGCTCATCGGATGTGGTGTCTTCAATGTCTTGTCGACTGGCTTGCCGCAGATGGCGCACACATCGTATGCGGCCAGCACTCTTTGCCTGAGCATGCGCCGCCGGTATCCGTTGCTGACACGCTCGTTGCGCCGCTTGCTCATGTGGCCTCCCCGCATGTATGAGCCCCGGGGTGCCGTGGATTTGCCGACGACTATCTTCGCCGTTGGCTTGCTGGAATGCCGGTATAGGGGCTCCCGTATATGGACACTCCCGTGTCTTGTAGGGGCTCCCCATCATCTGCGAATACCCCTCCCGGATTGTCAATACCCCTACCCCGGATTTGTTTCATGGGTGCCTTCGGCGGGATTCGAACCCGCGTCCACACGCGGCCACAAGGAAGAGAATCCAATAAAGACTCGCGGCCGGTACGATCTACCACTGATTCCTACGAAGGCATACCGGCAGGCGGATTTGAGCATCACCGCATCACGGAAGCACGGGATTGGCTTGCCTGCCACATTGAGGTATGCCCACTCTGACGGGAGTGGGCGGAGCGTGTCCGATATGCCGTTCGGACAGGACGGGATATAACCCAAGGAGTTAGGAGAATCCATCGGTGGATATGAAAAGGGTTCAAACCGTTTTCCGGTTTGAACCCTTTAATCCACTGACAATTCTGCCTTGCACTTTGAAAAATGTCAAATCACGTCATGCCGGGCGAGGCGCGCGTGTACGTCGGACAGGCGGTACAGCGGCTGTCCCTTCTCGTTTCTGCCGGCCGGTTGGATCCTGCCGCGCTTACGCCACGAGTAGATCGTGTTCACGCTGCATTGGAACCCGCATTCGCGCAGGAGTCCGGCGCATTCCTCTGCCGTGAACGCTTTGCCGGATGCGATGCACTCCTTCAGGAAGCCGAGCCGCACGTCCACCACGCGGTAAGTGCCGCCGCATACGGGGCAGGTGACCTCGACCGCGTCGATGGGCGCAGACAGTTCGACACCGCACAATGGGTTCGGGCATCTTCCGATGCCGTGCTTGGAAGGCGGCACGTCGATGATGGACAAGGTCTTGCGCGCCAAGGATTCCCAGTCGTGCCAGATGATGTCGATGTCCGGAAGCCGGTTCAACCGTGGACATGCGGCGCAGACGCTCAAACATTCCAGCAGGGACGGGTGGATCCGGCCGTTCGCCCATGGCATCGCCGATGGCGCGTACAGTCTGCGCCACAATGCGACCGCCATGTCCCCGATCTCCTGCATGTGGTCGAGCACCGGCAATCGGATTGGCGTCGGTGCGGCTGGAAGGTTGACGCGTCCAGGCTGGCGGCCTCCGTAGTGCGCGGTCGAGTCCAGGAACTCATGCAGCGAATCCAACCATGCTGGATATTCCCGCAGCCAGCCGCGCATCAGCCCATCGCATCTCGCGCACATGGTGTCGCCGACAGCGCATCCTCCGCCGCAGACGAGGCACACACCGGCGAGCGCTGGTGTTGTTTGGCTGGTGTTTGTTGTGGTGTTGGTGGTGGTTGGTTGGGATTCGTTGGTTGGTTCGTACATTTGTTCGATTCCCTCCGGCGTGATAGTCTGGTTTGTGGTAATGCCAGAGCCCGGCCGGAAGGTCGGGTTCTTTGTTTATTCGGTGGCGGAGTCCTGTTCTTCAAGGTCGACGTGTTCGATCTTGGCTCTATGGCGGAGCAGAACGGCGTATTCATCCATGACGTCAAGCTGCCTGCTCAACAGGCTGATCGGACAGACGGGCTCGAAGTCGAGCGTGCCATCCGCATACCGCTGCAGCATGCCCCTGAGCCTGCCAGCACGAGCGGTCAACTCACGGTATTCGACGCGCATCCGCTCCTCATAATCGCCTCCGTCGGCGCTCGCGGGTTGCGCTTGGTCAGCGGCGGCGAGCACTTCGATGGCTTGGCGAACGTATCCGTCGCGGATCCATTCGGATGCGGTCTGCCATTCCTCGTGGATGATTTCGGTGGAGTCCTTGCGGAGCGCCCATTTGAGTCCGAACAGACGTTCGGCGACGGCTTCGGTGCGCGCGTCGATCGGCGGCAGTGGCGGTTCGAGTGTTTCCTCGCTCATTGTTCCGGTTCCTTTCCGTGGGATGATTTATGGTCGGTCTTCCAGATTCTGTGCCAGAACAGCCAGATCATCCAGGCTGGCACTTCGACCCAGATGGTCAGGTACGGCGAGACGGCGTAGATCTTCCACCACCTGCCGCAGATGACGCAATGCTCTATACGCCGGTCGGCATCCTGGGATGGTCCGATGCCATTGCTGGCGCAGATGGCTGTGCCGAGAGCGTTCCGGCACAGATGCGGAGTCCGGTCTTTCATTCGTCGGCCTCCGATTGGGACAGGCGCCACTGCTCGAAAAGACGGTAGGCATCCAGCGAGATGGTCCGGACCGGGCTGAACTTCAACCGCCACATGCAGTCGGCGCACACCTCGGTGAATGTCTTCGCCTGGCCGCCATAGATGAGGCCTATGGAATAGACGGGACTTGAACACCACCGGCCGCACAAATCGCAGGTGTGCATATCCTGCGTGACCAACTCGTCACGCTGCGGCAGGAACGGATTCCCCGCACCCCTTTCATCCACGGCTGCGGCGAGCGCCTTCCTGATCTCGTCCCTGGCGTAGAGGAAGGCGTTGTGTCGGGTCTGGGCGTAGCCGACGAAGGGGGTATTGCCGTCCCTTGTCGCGGCGCGGACGGCTTCGAGTTCCTGGTCGATGAGTTTGTTGAGCACGCCGATGGCGATGTCTGCTTCACTGTCTTTCATTTCGTTTCCCTTCGTATTTGCTGGATGATCGTCTCGTATGGTTTGCGGTGGAAGATGCGTATCCACCATTCGGGGCGGCGGCCCCATATGGTTTTGACTTCGGTGAGAGGAAACCATGATACGTACCATTTTGAGCAATTTCCGCAGTACAGCACCTCGCCTTCCTCCTTCGGTCTGGGATGCTCATGGTCGAACGCTGGCGGCCTTGGCACCAAATAACTTCGATTGCTCATTTTGTGTCCTTGAGTGTGATGCGTTTCATTCCTTCGCCGCCTTCATTTCTTGGATTTCACCGTCGAAAAAATCGATGATGAGATTGCAGATGGCGGCCGCCGACGTTTTGAGCTGGGCTTTTTCCTCTTCGTTTTCGGCTTTGATGGCGAAAACGGCATCCTTGCTGTTGAAATTGATTCTCATTTCGTGTCCTTCGTGGTTGGGCGGACGGTGAATGCGACGGGTCCGGTCTCGGCATGGAATACCTTGGCCGGCTCGCCAGTCCTCAGGGACATGGCCTGCGCGTAGTCGCCGGCATCGTCGATGTTCTCGAACGTTCTGATGCCTTCCGTGGTGACGACGTTGTAGCTCATCTTGCCGGCTCCTTGTCCGCGCCGCTCACATGGCTCCAGTCGCAGGACAGGCCGGCCTGCTTGCCGTTCGTCGAGTAGACGATGCAGTCCACTTGCCTCGTGTCGGTCAGGGTGACGACGCATTCCGTGAATACGTCGGCCCCGGCGGAGCACTGCGAGTCGACGGACCTGACCGCATGCGCTGGCGTGGAAGGCTCCGACGCGCTTCCGCATCCTGCGAGCGCGGTGCAGAGGGTGAGGGTGATGGCGGTAAGTGTGGCGCAGATGGTGTTTCTCATTGTTCGTTCCTTTGATGGTGGCTGGCGTGGTGGTTCCAGAGGCGGATGGCTTTTTTGAGGTTTTTGCCGTCGACGTGGAGGATGCATTTGTGCCGGCAGTTGGGGCAGATGCAGCCGTAGATGGTGTTGACCGGTTTGCGGGTTCGGAGGTTGTAGATGGTGCCGAGGGTCAGGATGAGCGTCCGGGACTTGCGGCATGCCGGGCAGGGCGCAGGTCTGCGCCATTTGCGTGGGTTGGTGGCGATTCTGACGGTGTCTGTGTGGTGCATTTCAGTCCTTTCCGTAGATGGCGAGGCTTCGTATGCCGGCGCTCATGTTGTTGGAACATGTGTTCGGATCGTGGGAGATGATGTCGTTTCCGATGCCTTGGAAGCGGAGGGTGGCGGTGCCGTCCGGCCGGCGGATGAGTTCGAGCCGGCCGTCGATGACGACGTCGTCGTCGGTGCGGGCGATGCAGCGGCGGCCGATCAGGATGGCCGGGTCGGCCGACCGCCACTTGTGCAATGGGACGATGATGCTCATTCCCGGCCACCCATCCAGCCGATCAGGAAGGCGAGCGCCAGGAGGATTATCGCGGTGTGGCTCATGCCGTTCCTCCGATCTCCGGGCTGGCCAGCATCTCGGTGATCGCGTCCTTGGCTATCAGGCGCCATGGTTCGCGGCCGTCGTCGTCGAGGTTTTCCCACGTGAGGTGTTTGCGGTGGCCGTTGGCGTGGAATCGGTTGTAGATGGCGTGCGCGACGGCGTATTGCGTGTCGAGGCTGATGACGAGCTGGTCTTGCTGGTCTTCGGTCATTGGTAGGTCTCCGGTCTTGGCGGTGCGAGCAGTGCGGCGATCGCGTAGCTGGCGAGGCTGGTGGCGAGCGCCGCGATGGTCAGTGCGGTGTGGATGGCGAGCCACGTGATTGGTGTCCACTGGTGGAGCGCCTGTCCGATGATCGCCCTGATGACGGCGTGCGGGATGAGCAGCAGCGCGAGGAGGGTGAACAGCGTGGCCATGGCGTCTCCGAGCCGGTCGGCGAGGTGGCTGATGGTCTTTCTCACTTGTGGTCTCCCGTCTTGACGGCGAGTGTCTCGAGCATGGCCTTGTAGTCTTTGATGTCGCGTGCGATGCAGGATTTCACCCGGTGCGGGCCGCTGTCGCCCTGGTATGGATCCGGGGCGCCGAGCACGGTGACGAGTCGGCGGATGGTGGCCATATCGTATTTGCGGTAGGTGAGCCACGCGTCAGGGTTGAGGTTGAGTCGGCGGAGGAAGTCAAGGTCGAAGTCCACGTTGGTCCCCGCGGGGACGAGGGAGAAGCGCTGGGAGAGCGAGTCAAGGAATTCCTCCACGGCGTTGGCCACGACGACCATGCTGTCATTGCGCACGGAGCCTCCCATGAGTTCGAACAGCAGGCCGTTGTCGGTGTGCATGGAGAAGGCGACGGGGCTCATGGACAGGAGGTCGAGTCTGTCCGGGCGGATGATGCGGGACAATGATCCGAACTTTTGTTCGCCCAGCATGTCGGTACATTCCATACCGATCTCCAATGGCAGGCTTTTGCGCCTGTCCACGCCTGTGGTCTCAAAGTCGATCCACAGCAGCGCCTCCGGTTTGCCGTTATTCTCGTGCATTTGTCATTCCTTCCGTTTGAATTGTCAATGTTTCGCGCATGGTCAATGGCGTGGCCGTGCCGTCCTGGTTGAGCCAGAGCCATCTCCCCTGCCAGTCGCGCACTGGGGTGGAGAGAGGATCTATGCCGAGCGGGACGATCAGTCCAAGCCGTTCGGCCTCAGCCACATGCTGGTGGACCCACCCATGGCAGCCGGTCGTCCCCGAGCCGCACAGCTCGATGATGTTGACGGGACTATGCCGCACATCCGGATTCGCCGCGCGACGCAGTTGACGGTGATGGCCGCTTCGTCCGGGCCATCGTGACGGATCGTGGATGTTCGTCCCACACCGCAGACAATGCCAACCCTGCCGCTCCAAGGCGGCACGCTTCGAATCAGCAAACTCACTCACAACGCACCCCCTCCTGCATCAGACCGTCAACCAACACCAAACACGAAGTGCAATTGGCCCTCAACCCGGCCGCCATCGCCACGATGCCGTCATCCGCCCTGCCGCCGGCGAGCGCTCGCAGTTCGATTGTGCTGGCGGTCTGGGCGGTGTCGGTGAGGAGACGGCTGAGTCTGTCGAGTTGTTCCCTGGTCATTGGTTGTTCTCCTCGTCTTCTTCGTTTTCGTCGGAGTCGGCTTCGGTGATGGCGGCGATGAGCTGGTCGAGGTGGCTGGTTTCGTCGTCGGATGGCTCATAGCCGAGGTCTTGGAGGATCAGGTAATAGCCGGGGATGCGGCGGCTGACGTTGTCGTCGCCACTCCAGTCCCAGTCATTTGGGCTGATGAACCATTCGATTCTGGCGGTGAGGATCATGACCGCGTATGTCGGCCAGTCCGGTGAGTCGAGGTGCGTGTGGAGTTCCGCGAGCGCCTGTTCCGGTTTGATGCCGGCGATGGCGGCGAACTGTTCCCGGGCGCATGCGGCGTCGTTCCAGGTGTATAGGTCTTTGGTGAAGCCGGTCGGGTCCGGGTCAATTGTCTGCAGGAGTCCGAGCCTTGCCGTGGTCTCGATGAGCTTGGCGCGCTTGATGGCATGGAGATGGCCGTGGAGCCATGCCATGCGCTTGTCAGCCGTCGTGGCGGCGTATTCCTCGAGCACGTGCTGTCGGGCGTCGCGTTCGGCCTGTTCGGCGGCTCGCTGGGCTCCCTTTTCGGCTTCGGCGGCCGCATCACGACGATCCCAGAGGTATATCGTCTGCGTCGCTTCATGGACGGAGACCGCGTCTGGATTCTGCTTGCGGAGCTCTTCGATGGTTTCTTCCGGAGTGCCCGCGGCGGGGAAGATGGCGCCGGAGTAATGCCATTCGGAATCCGAGAAGGTCTCTCCGGGATCCTCGATGACGTTGAGACCGGTGGTGCCGGTGGCGAGGAGCGCGGAGACATCGGCGAACCACTGGCTCCGGCGATCTTCCACTTCGATGTTGTGGAGGATGTAGTCGAAGTTCGAGGTCCCCGCGGCGTGCGCGAGGCGTTCCTGACGGTCCGGCTGGCCGTCGTATCGTGCGATGGCCATGAGTTGGCCGATGGTGAGCTGGTCGAAGTCGTCGCGTGTCTTCCTGACGTCCGCCTTGATGCTCGCCGCTTTCGCTCTGTCACGCACATAGTCGGCGCTTCGGCCGAGCCTGTGCGCGACGCCGGCGGTGGTGGCCCCGAGAGCGAGCATGCCCTGGATGGCGTCGGCCTCCTCCAACACGGTGAGCTGTTCGCGCTGGCAGTTTTCGGTGACCATGGCCTCCAACTGCTGCAACGGGTCTAAGTCAAGCACGAAACACGGCACGGCTCCGGTGCCGGCCTGCTTGCATGCGGCGAGACGACGATGGCCGGCGATGACACGATAGCGCTCGCCGTTGGGTACGACGGAGAGCGGCGAGAGCAGGCCGTTGGCTTTGATGCTGGCCGCGAGGTCGGTCACGTCGCCGATCTGCTTTCGTGGATTGTCCGGGTGGGGGTCGATGAGGCTGGTGTTGATGAGCTTGATTTCGTTGCTTTGGTAGTTGCTCATTGCTTCTCCTTGCTGGTTTCTTGTCGGTTGTTGAGTTCGTCTGCGCATGCCTGGCATGCCTGCCACCATTCGCTTGGGTGTCCTTCGCGGAGGCTGCCGGTGTGGTCGTATTCGTCCTCATGCGGATCCATGAGCTGGTGGACGTGTTCGCAGTTCCAGGTGTGCTTGTGGATTGGCGGCGGCGAGATTGGCTCGGGTGCCCAGGTTTCCCATTGGTCGCGGAGCCATGTGTTGAGCCGTGGGATGTGGCCGCTGCGGATTTGGCCGTCGTTGACGGCGCGCTTGTAGCGGCGGAGCGCGGTCTGGAGTCGGCCGAGTTCGACGGGGTTTCCGGCGATGGCCGCGTACAGGGCTCTGGCTTCGGCTTCGGTCTTGCGGCCTTTCGCGCCGACGGATCCGGGATAGGCTTCGGCGAAACGGTCGAAGCCGGCGTCCGGCGTATCGGTTTGCTTCGAGGTGCTGGCGGGAGGGGTCGGAGAGGGTATATCGGTATAGGTATCGGTTTTATGCCATGTTTTTGCTTGGCTGTCCTCTAGCAACTTGCTAGACGTTTCGCTACCTGTCTCGCCACTGTTTTGCTCTCCGTTCGCTTGGCTGTTTGCTAGCAAGTTGCTAGACGGTTGCTTGGCCTTTTGGTTGGCGGCCTTACGCCGTCCGCCCTTGCTTCCGGCTTTGCGCCGGGCCTCGCGCTGTTCCTCGGTGAGCGTCTTGGGTTCCTTGCAGATGCCTTCGGCGTAGACGGGCCTCCAGCCGCCGCCGCGCTCCTCCATGAGCCCCATGTCGATGAGCTGCTGGAGTTGTTTCATGGTGCCGCCGGCGTCCTTGAGGTCGAGCTTGTCGAAGTATCCTGGATACGCGGCCGGGTCCTTGGCCTGCATCGAGATGCCCTTGGAGTGGATGACGCAGAGTTTGACCCACAGTCCCACGGTGGCGAGAGGCAGGCGGCGGATGCGCCTGTCGTCGGCCATCTGGTCGTCGATGATGAACCACATCTCTTCTTCTCCTTCCTGTGGTTCAGTCGATCTCGCCGGTGTCCGGATCGACGGTCGCCTCCACGTCGCCATCGTCCATGTCGAGACTGCGGCGCAGGTCGTCGATGAGGATCATCTGCCGTGACGTGGCCGGCTTCGCGCACATGTTCTCCATGGCCAGGCAGGCGTCGAGGATGCGCTGAGCGAGGTCCGCGCAGTCGTACACGGCTTCGGTGATGGCGTGGATGCCGCCCCACTTGTCGATGTGCTCCTGCTTGTTTTTGGTGTCCATGACGTTGCGGCATGCCTTGAGCACGACGGCCGCGGCCTTGGTGACCTGCTGCGTCTTGCCGATGAGGTCGATGAGCGTGTCAGGTGTCGCTTCCTGCGGGATGAGCGCCTGTTGTTCGCTGGCTTTCATTGCTTCCTCCTTTAGAATTCCGGTTCCGGATCCGGTTTGCCGAAGTCCCCAAATGACGATTGGTCGGCCGCCGGCGCGCCCCACGGATCATCGGCCGGCGGCGCGGCGGGTTGCTGTGTCTGCGCCGACTGTTGCGGCCGTTGGCTCCAGCCACCGACGCCGGTGTTGACGGTCGGCTGCGGCGATGCGGGGTTGCCGTAGACGGGACCGCCCTGGCGGCTGATGCGGGCGACCTGCGCCGTCGCGTACCGCAGCGATGGCCCGATTTCGTCGACCTGCAGCTCCACGACGGTCCGATTGGTGCCGTCCTGCGCCTGATACGAGTGCTGTCGGAGTCTGCCCTGAGCGATGACGCGCATGCCCTTGGCCAATGACCGCACGCAATGCTGGGCGAGGTCGTTCCATGCCGAACAGCGGAGGAAGAGCGCGTCTCCGTCCTCGTACTGTCCGGTCTGCCGGTTGTACTGGCGTGGCGTGTTGGCGATGGTGAAGCTGGCGACCTGCGCGCCCTGGCCGGTGGTTCTCAGTTCCGGATCCGCGGTGAGGTTGCCGACGATGGTGATGACGGTCTCCCCGATAGCCATGTCACTCCCCTCTCACGTATCCGGCCGGTTCCGGGCCGAGCTGGCTTGGATCCTTGGCCTTCCACGCGCATTTCGCGCGCAGGCATCCGGCCTCGCGGTCGATGACGATCTCGCCGAAGCGCGCCGGTGCGACCATGGTGAGGTTCCAGCCACGGTCGCGGTTGAGCGCGCTGATGGTCTCGTACAGTTCGCCGATCAGTTCGGCGGCCGTCATGCCGACGCTGGCGGGTGTGAGTGGCCATTCGAACCACTTCTCGCCGTCCGGCCTGCTTGGTGTTTTGCTTGGCAACGTTTGCCTCCTTTGGATTGATGTCGTGCCGGGGCGCGGATTCGAACCGCGCATCCATCCGCCGACGTGACCTCAACACGCCGATCCATGGCGCCCGCATCCTGTCGCGGGCCCCGGCGAAGGCCGGACGGGAGGAGAAGAGAGAAGATGACCCGCCCGGCTGGTTTTAACGTCTTTTCCTTGACGCGCGGGCGGTTCCGGCATGGGCGCGCATGACGAACCACGTCCATGCCGCAATGTGTGAGGAGCCGCCCAGGTCTTTCATCGCTCGAGTTCGTCCACCCATCGGATGAAGCGTGGGTCGGAGAACAGGCGGCGGAGGATGACAGCCGTGGGGATGAGCACCGCGAACGGCACGGCGATGAGGTGTTCGATCGGGTGCGTGCAGGCCGGCGTGCAGTACAGCACCCACATGGCCAGCAGCCACACCGCGAACAGCAGCTGGTGCAGGATGACGAGGGCAAGAACCTTCATCGTTCGCCTCCGTTCGTAGAATCGGTGGAATGGACATCAATGCGGTCGCCGGTCAAAGGCATTGATTCCATCACAGCTCCTTGTTGATGGTGTCGATGACGATGTCCACGAGGTCGACCACATCGATGTCGATGAATCCGACGATGTGACCGAGCGAACGCCTTGCTTCGATGTCGTCCCACCTGTCGGCATAGGCCGGACGGATGGCGTCGCCCTCGTCCTCAAATTTCCTGAATATCGCTTCGACGCAGGCTTTGCGGATGTCGTTCATTTGTCCTCCTTTTCTTCCCATGGGTCAGGCCACGTGGTATCGGTACGCCAGTCGTTGTCGGTCATCACGCACCCACCTCTTCCTCGTATTCGGCCGTGCACTGGTACAGGTGTTGCGCGAAATAGGCGATCATCTGCTCCTTCGGATACATGACGATTCGTCCTACCTTCACGAACTTCGGGCCGATGCCCGCGCTACGCCAGTACGCCAGGGTGCCTTCCTTGATGCCGCAGTTGTCCGCGATGTCCTTCGTTGTGTTCATCGGCTTCAACGCCGCCGCCAATGCGGCGAACACCTCTTTGTCATCCATCACGCGCCCGCTCCTTTCATGCGTTGGTAAGCGCTGATTGCTTTTCCGACGTGTTTCGTTTGAGGGCCTTCCTGCCGAGTGGGAGAATGAGCAGACCCGCGCAAAGAAGGGAGGTGAGAATATGAGCAATGGATCCGATTTCGCGAAGGCGAGCGCCGTGTTTGGGAAGGCCGCCGAAACGTCCGATCCCGACGAGAGGATGAGAGCCCTGTGCCAAGGTCTTTCCCTCCTCGCCAAGGGATTCGATTCGATGGATGCCTCCATGGCATCCGCCGCCTACTGTCTCGACGTGCTCTCGGATAAGTTCTGAACGGAGTTCCTGTATCTCCGTGCTTAGTCGGTCCGCGGTCTGATTGATGTGCTCGAGAATCGAGCCCATGACTTCGGTCGTCATGTCGCGGGCCGACAACTGCCGTCTGACCTCGATGCCGATGCCTCGCAGGTCAAGGCTGGACAGGTGGTTCCTCCTGTCGCCGTCCACTGTTCCGATAACCGTTCGAACTGGTTCCTCGCGGACGGCTTTCCTTATCGCGCCCAGCATCGCCGGGTGCAGGCGTTCGAATTCCTCAACGGAAATCGGGTTCATGGATTCGTCCGCCGTCTCGGCCGGAATGTTGATGCTCATCTCGGATTCTCCTTTCGATTCATTCGTCGGCGAGCGCCTGATTCTGTTCTTCGATCGCTTCCGTCGGCGAGCGCTTAACAAATTCACTCTTTTTTTCTTTGACAAAGAAGTCACTGACGTCACATCCAACGACTTCTGAAATTTGATGCAATTCACGAACTGTGAATGGCGATGACGCTGGATACTTGAGCCTCCTTGTCAATGTGACTCGTGGAATTCCTGATTTCTCCGATGCTTCGGAAATGCTGAATTTTGCGCGGGAAAGAGCTTTGCCAACTCGTCTTGCGACTGTTGCTGAGTACTTCATGCTGTCCATGCTTTGCATAGTAGTGCCCATTTGGGCAGTATGCAAGTACAACACGCCCAAATGGGCAGTTGATAGCAGAATTTCAGTCGCTATACTGTCCATATGGACATTAATGAAGCGACTGCAAAGGCAATTGCCGCAGAACGATCTGCAGCAGGATTAACCATTAAAGATCTTTCGGAGAAATCTGGCGTGCCGGAGCGCACTCTAATCAGAATGCTGAAAAATGAGCGCGACATAAAGGTGACGCAAATCGCTCAACTTTCAGAAGTCTTCGGAATCAATCCACATGAACTCATTGAAGAGGCTGAAAAATTTGTCGACCGTGCTAACCGCGCAAAGGCCCGCGAGCGCGAGTTTCGGGTCACGGATGAGCTGGTTGACCGTATCGCTTCCCGTCCGGAGGATTTCGGCGTGGCTGCCAACGACGATCCGAACAAGACACTCGAAGCCGAAACGCCAAGAGATTGAATTTTTAATGCAAATCAACCAAGGAAAGAAGGAAACCATGTACAGGAAGACAATCGCAACGGCCGTTGCCGGTCTGCTCATTCTCGGGCTTGGCGCATGCGGCAACGCCAGTGACGCCAAAACCGCCGACGCCGGCAGCACGAGCCAATCGCAGACGACGAAGAAGCCGGCAGAGAAGAAGCCGGTAGAACAGCCTGCGGATCTGACCGGCACGTGGAAGCAGACCAACTCCGGCAGCACGGATTCCTGGATGGAGGCCGAGATCACGGCCGACACGATCACCGTCCAGTGGGTCAGCGACAACGGCGATACGAAGAGCCTGTATTGGAAGGGATCCTACAATGCGCCGGACAAGGCCGGCGATTGGAAGTGGACGAGCCAGGGAGACACCGCGGCGATGCAGGCGTCCCTGCTCGGCTCGCAGGACGCCACCAAGGACTTCACCTACACCAAGGCGGACGGCGTCAGCTGGGAGACCACCGCGATGGGCACCACCACAGTGGTGAAGACCGCCAAGCAGTGAACGACGCCACATTGACGTCCTGGTCGAAGACGCTGGGCGTGCGCGTGGAGGAACGCCGGCTGGCCGGAGACAGGTGCGGACTCTACTACGATCCGCTCCGTCTCATCATCATCGACGAACGGCTGGCCGGATTCCAACGCCGCTGCACCTTGTGCCACGAGCTCATCCATGCCAGACACCACGACCCCGGCTGTGGCAGCCAATACGGGGTCAAATGCGAGCGCCGTTGCCGTAGGGAGACCGCGCTGGCGTTGATCAGTCCGGTGGATTACGGCATGGCCGAGGAGATTTATGAGGGCGCGGCGTGGCCGATGGCGGTCGAATTGGGTGTGACGGTGCAGGTGCTGATGGACTACCGGCAGCTGCTTCATGATTCCGGCGTGTGCATGCAATAGTTATACGCCTTTATACGTGCTTATAGAGCCTTATACCCCTTCGGATTCCTTATAAAAAATGACCCCGGCCACCCGCATACCGCGAGCGCCGGGGTGAAGAACATGTGGGAAGAAGCGTCATGAAAGTGACCATTGATGATCTGTGGCTCAAGAATGACGATGATGGCAATCCGCCGAGTCGCGCGGCCAAACGCTCTTTGGCGAACTCACGCGATCCGATGAAGGCCAATGTGCCTGAGAAGTGGCGTAAAAGCCGTTATGGGGTCGGGATGCGCTGGCGTTGTCATTGGACCATCGTCAAGGATGGTAGACGTGTGCAGAGGGTGAAGCAGTTCGCCAGGCTCGCCGAAGCGCAGGAGTATGCCGCGGCCATGGAGGATGACATCCGGCGGGGACGCTACCGCGATCCTCGTCAGGAGCTTCGTGTCCTGGATGATGTGGCCGGCGAATGGCTCGCGTCGAAGGTTGATCTGAAACCCGGCACCGCAGGCCGGTATGCGAGGGAGCTGCGCCTGTACATCCTGCCCAAATGGGGTGGCATGACGTTGCGGGAGCTGCGCCCTGACATGCTGCAGGAGTGGGTCGGCCAGCTCATGGACGGTGGTTATCCGGCCGCGTTGCCGGACGGGCGTGATTCGAAGCCGCTGAGCGCGAGAAGCATCCGCAATATCATGAAAGTCGTCCTCAAGGGCATCTTTGACTACGCCGTCTCGAACGGGTGGATCGGTGAGAATCCTGTGGACAGGGTCACCGTGCCGAAGATCGTCTCCGACGATGACATGGTGTTCCTCTCGGTCCGCGAGGTCGAGTTGCTCGCGGACGAGGCGGAGAAGATCGGGAAGCCGGTGGACGGTCTGCTGGTCAGATGGCAGGCCTATACGGGATGCCGCATAGGCGAATCGCTTGCCCTCAAGGTCGGTGACGTGGACGTGGACAGGCGGCGCGCCAGGATAGGCCGCACATGGACTGACGACGGGCACGGCGGCAGCATGCTCGGCACACCGAAGAACGGCAAGGCCCGCAACATCGCGATACCACGGTTCCTCATGCCGCAGATCAAGGCGCAGATAGATGGCATGGGTGATGACGACTGGCTGTTCCGTGCCACCCGTGGCGGGAACGTCTGGACGAACACGTGGCGGACAAGGATATGGAACAAGGCCGTCAAAGCGGCCGGCATGGAGGACGCGGGCGTGACCATACACAGTCTGCGCCACACATACGCGAGCTTCGCGATCGCCCAGGGCGCGGATGTGAAGACCCTGCAGATGCAGCTCGGCCATTCCTCTCCCAGCATTACATTGAACACCTACACGGCGCTCTGGCCGGAACGATTGGACGACGTGGCCGACGCGATCGGAGCCCTCCGCGAGCGCGAACTCGTGTGAATCGGGCATGGAGGTACCGCGGCGTTTGTATGCATTTGTATGCGGATTGTTTTCGACGGAAAAAATAAGCCCTTGAAAACCTAATGTTTCCAAGGCTTCCGGTCGGGCTGACAGGATTTGAACCTGCGACATTCTGCTCCCAAAGCAGACGCGCTA